CTTCCCCAATTTTCACGACTTTTCAGCAAACCGGAAACGAGCCTTGACCGATATGCGTTTTAATTTGGGGCCACAGGGCTTTCGGAGCTTCAAGGGCATGATCGCGGCTATCGAGCGGGGCGATTGGGAGGACGCGGCTAGACACGCGCTTAACAGCAAATGGGCCACACAGGTACAGAAATCGAGGGTGGATACGGTCATAGAGGAGCTACGCGATAGATGAACCCATATTTTCTCTTAATCGTTTTTATCATTATTGGAATTGGAATCCTATGCGCGATACACGAGAACAAGAAATAGACCCTCACCCAAACCCTGCTGACAGGTGGAAAAATAGGCGGCGCATGGCGTGGATAGCTATGTCTTGCGGGTGTGTCTACCCGATATTCGCTTTGCTCACAGGCTCCCCTCATGTAGCGGAAATCGCATGGCCTTTCTATTCGTTTATAGGTTTGGTTGTCGGGGCCTATGTAGGGTTTGCCACCGTTGACGACCATTGGAGACGGCGACCACCAAGGAGGAGTCATGATCGGTTCGATTTTTAGCGGGTGGATGTGGAAAATAGGTGCAGGGGTTGTCCTTGCTCTATTGATTATATGCGGGGGCCTCTGGTGGAGCCATCAAAGACTTGCTGAGGCGAACGCTAACCTCAAGGCCGACCTTATTTTAACCGAAACCGTGTTGGCCGAACAGGAAGCGGCATTAAGTGAAGCAATCAAGGAGCGTGACCGCATTGAAAAAGTGATGTCAGACCGGCTTGCGGCAGAACGTGCGATCCGGGCCCGGAACGAAAGGGAACTCCGTGAGCGCAACACACAGCTTGCGAAGTTGAGGAAAGAATATGAAAACATTGAGAAATTTCTGTCTATTCCTGTGCCTCCTGATTTTGTTGATAGGTGGATGCGCGGGAAAGACGATATCGAAAACAAAGATTGAGCGTGTTTACCCGCCCATTGAATTGATGCAGCCGATACCCGAACCTCAACGCCCCCCTGTGCCTGACCGAGATTTAATTCTGCAAGACATTATCGAGTGGTACGAACAATGGCTCTCCAAATGGAAAGAGGCGTTCCGGCAGTCTGAAAGAGATAAGGACGCTCTAAGGGCGTGGATGGAGGAAGAGAAATGAAAAAATATCTGATTGCTGCCGGGGTCCTTGTGGTTCTGTCGTTTTTCCTGCCCTGGAAAATTATTTTACTTTTGGCTGCTGGGGGCGCTGCAGTATGGGTTGTCCTGGCATTGGCGGCACTTTTTATTATCGGGAGGAAATGAGATGAAACGGCCTTATGGAATTAGTTTTAATTTCGGGATTGGTGAAAATTGGTGGCCGAAATTTCTCGCTATCCCTATTCCCCTTCGGACTATCCGGCCAAAAATTCGGGAGAACGGGCAGGTTGTCAATGTCAAGCGGTTTGGTATCCGGCTCGATTTTCTCATTGGAACGATGCGGCGCCCTGTTCCCAAAATCTTCAAGCACGAGTTTTGGATGAGGAATGCTTCCAGGTTCGGAGACCCGAATTACGTTGAAAAAGAACAGGCTATCAATCCGTGGAACTCAGGCAATTATTGGTTCATTTTGTCAATCCCGTGGTGCCCAGGTATTTTTTTCTCTGCGTGTTTTCAAACAGGGGAGGACAGGCAACCCGGATTTTACATCGGAACTAAAACCTACGAAGTCAACCATATTAGCAGCCAGTTGATGGACTATGCGACGCAGCGATATTTGGCTGACGAAAACGGAAAGCCGATTTACACATGGGCGGGCGAGGAAGAGCAGGGGAGTCTCTATTTATGCGCCTCTGCCAGCCTTCGCTCCGATTTAATTGAGGATAAATAAAGGAGGTAAACCATGAAAAAAATAATGGTGATTATAGCGGTTATCGTATTCCTTATCCCTCTTTCCGTTTTTGGTGAGCCGCCTCCATGCGAGGAAGACGTTATCATCGTCAAGATGGATTTAGGCAATGGCCCGGAAGATGTATTCGTGCCAAGTGTTGTCGGGGATTTATCTCAGATGCAAATTGCCTATTCTACTAAGATGCACGATCCGGATACCAAAGTTGAGGTCGCCCTTATGGTTGTGTGGCAAGGGGCCGGTCATCCTCCCTGCATTATGTTATTTGATACAGATTTGAGGCCCAGGGTTGTTACGTTGCTTATCAGCAAAGATGTACGGCTTGATTGGATTTACGTTGACGGATGCCCCGTATTTGCCACGGGCGAAGAGGTGGACGCTCTTGCTGAAAAATTGAAAATGGAAGCCAACAACACCCCATGCTGAAAGATAACCTCATCTCCTGGCTGCAAGTCGCCGCTATCTGCCTCGCAATGCTCACCATCGTACTTTTATCAGTTCTTATAACGACTTAGGTACTCTCCCCGAAATCTGTTTCGGGAACATGGAGGCACTATGGCTGACGTGATTAGGCTCACAAACGAGCTACCGTGTGCGGTATGCCCGGAGTGCGGGTGTGCTGCGTGGCATATCGAGTTACGGGGCTACAATATGGATACCGACAATATCACAGCCTTTGAGTGCTGCGATTGTGGATACCGGATCGAAATCGTCGAAAGCGAGGAAGAGGTGACATATTTTGAACCTGAATCGGAGGATATATGAGCCTCAAAAGTGCAGTTGTCAAGGATTATTTGACTCAATTCCCCGATGTACCGTCACGAACCATATCCAACATGATCTATAACGAAAACCGGGCCCTTTTCACGGATACCGAAAATGTGAGGGACATGGTGCGGTATTATCGGGGATCGGCAGGGGATATCCACCGAAAATTTGTCAAAGATAAAAGGTTTGTGGACTTTGAAGGGAAGGTGAACCCCTTTGATGCTCTTCCCGAAGGCATGACAGCGTTTAGCGAATGGGAGCCGTATTTTATCGAGGGCGAAAACATCCTCGCCATTTCAGACATCCATGCGCCGTACCATAATAAGGCCGCTCTCAAAGTCGCCTTAAACCGTGGGAAGGATTTGGAGATTGATACACTCCTAATTCTCGGTGACTTCCTTGATTTTTATTCCTTGTCGTGGTTCGAGAAAGACCCCCGGAGAAGGGACTTTTCAGCAGAGTTGAACGTATGCCGGGAGATTTTAGACGTTATCCGGCAGGAGTTCCCCGATATCGAGATTGTCTATAAAATAGGCAATCATGAAGAACGGTATGAACGGTATATGAAGGTCAAGGCTCCTGAACTGCTTAATGTTGAGAATTTCCAACTGAGCCGTGTTCTGAAAGCCGATTATTACCGTCTGACAATCATCGGAGATAAACGCATAGTCAAGGTCGGAAAATACCTGAACTGCATACACGGGCATGAATTTGGGCGTTCCATCTCGTCTCCTGTGAATCCTGCAAGGGGCCTTTACCTGAGAGGCAAAGAAATTGCATTGGGGGCGCATCACCATCAGACATCCCACCACAGCGAAAAATCTATGACGGATGAGCATATTTCCTGTTGGTCGCTTGGGTGTCTTTGTGATCTGAGGCCAGAGTATTTGCCGATTAACAAATGGAACCACGGGTTCGCTGAGATACAGAGGAATGGAAACAAGTTTCATCTGGATAATCAGAGGATTATCGACGGGAAAATTTACTGAGAAGTGGTGACATTTTGTCACGGGTTGCCATCGGAAAGGGAAAAAATGGACAGATGGTGACATTTTGCCACCGACTGGCCGTTGGGTGTCGTTAAGCCGTAATCCACAGGCACGACATACAAATGTTTTTCGGGGATCAGCCATCATAATCCCCCTATAGCCGCCTTGAGTTTATCATACACTCTCGCCCAACCGCTACCTCTAGGATGTCTCCGGGCCTCCTCGGTCAGCATATCGCTGTGCCAGTACTCGATTTCCTCCATCGTTTCCGTGATAGCGGCTTTTATCTGAGCTTTTTCGTCGGGCCACTCATCCGGGATGTAGGGCGGTTTTAATTTCTCTCGTTTTAGTTTCATGCGTTCTCCTTTCAGTTGTTAAGTAATCCTTTACAACTCACCTGTTCGGAAATCCCGAACAACTGCGGGTTGACCCACCGGCTCATATTCAGATTCGAAGGCTTGAGGGTGCAAAGCATAAAATTCGCCCTCATCGTCAACAATCCAATCACCCGGAAAAACAAAACGGCTATGCCCAGTACTTGGTATAAATCCAGTAGCGCCATCCTGCACCGGGATAAAATTTTTGTATTTATCCGGGATAGGTTCGACCGCCGGATGATCGCCCTGCTTAAACCATCGAGTCGCTTCTACGATTTTGCGTGATCTGAATTTCGGCATCTGCCCCTCCTTTCAACTCAAATAGTTGGTGCGGGCCGGATTCGAACCGGCTGAGTGTACCGGCTAATTCGCCTGTTTGCATAAAGGCAAATGGCCCTTTAGCTCTCCACTCCATCATGTGCACATGATGTGTGTGTTCCCACCACGCCGCCGCACCATAAGGTTACTTTTCATCCTGCCTTAATTTTTCCCAGCAATTTTCACACAAGGGACCAATTTCTCTATCTTCATCTGCATATAGCGAATCGTCCTCGCAACGTCCGGTTGGAGCGCCACATTCGGCGCATAGTTGCCTTGTGCAGAATAGATGCCGCCGTCCATACATATCTCCCTCCCCTCGTTTTTGGGGGAATAATACGCTATGTTCGGGCGGTGTGTCATTTATTTTCTGCCTCGCTCATACATTTCCAAATAAGCGTTATCCCGTGAGCGGCACAAATAGCGTCAAAACACGAAACACAAAGTAGCCCGGAACCCGACCCTATGACTTTGAGCCATAAATCGTCCGGGGCCTTCCAAACTACCTTTGAGATCCGCCCGCAGTTCTGGCAGCGTTCGCCCCCAGGTGTAGAATACCGCGTGTCCATTTCATGCCTCCACCTTCCTCAGCGCCCGCCGTGAAACAATCTCTCGTTGGCCGTCCTCAAATTCGACCATGACGCTGTTCTTTTTCCCGGCTGCCAGTATCCGGCACAGTCGCCCCTTGAGCGTGGCGCGTTTGGGGTTATTGCCCCAGGAGTAGCGGTATTTCATTTTTCTACCTCCACTTTTGCCTTCTTTGCAATCCAGTATCCTAACTCGTGCAATTTATCCGAGATGTTTACCACTACGATTGACAAAGGGGTAATTTCTAGCCATTCATAGGCGGCATCCCGTGGACTGTCGCAAGAAGACCATGCAGCATCACGGGCGCATTCGTGGATCGCCACCCATAACGCTTCGTGTTCGTCGTCTTCGTATTGTCGGTGTGTCATCAATTATTCCCTTCCACCTTTATTAGTCTGACCACCCTCGGCACGGTGCAAACAACGATGTCGCCCACTTCCGGCTCCTGGAGCCCCTCATCGTGGCCTATCGAAATCCAGGGGTCGTCGTCGGGTGCAAAGGCCACATCCCATCCGTAGGGCTGTTTAGTGACTTTGGATATAACTGCATGGACTATTTCTCTCATTTTTCTCCCTCCACCCGCTCCAGCCCGTACACAAACACCCAGTCGTTCTTCGACCAGCTACCGGGGTATAGGGTTTCCCAATAATCTTCAAATCGTTCTTCCGCAAATCTGCCTGTATAATCTATTGGGCCGGTCATGTAGCCGTATTCCATCTTGACATCTTCAATAAACCCTTCCTTTACCGCTTCATCCTCCGTGATCTCCTGCACTCTCTCCACCCGCACATCCACGATCCGGGCTTTGGAGCGGCTGAGCTTTTCGGGCATGGCGACAGGGGAGCGCCAACGGCACGGAGATTGGCCCGGTTCCCATTTGTAAAATGGTTTCTTGCCATAGATCTTTTCAGCATCGTTAATACTTTCCGACACCAGAACATCGAAAATATCTCTGGACACAGCTACCCATTCTTTGCGACAATACCCATCACATAGATAGTCTATGGCGACGCGAGAAGTGAAAGCATCCCATGCCCCCACGCGCCACGGCTCCTGGATATACACAACCTCGCCGGGTTGATAGCGGGGCTTCGCCCATAGGACACCGCCCAGTTCTTTGTTCGCCTCAATTGTGCGCCAGAATTTGCATTGCCAGCCATCCGATGTCTCCAGCATGGCGTGGTGTAGCCGGTGAGATTTGATTGCCTCCCAATGATGCGGCTCCGGCTGCTTCATCAGCCGCCTCGTGACCGTCTTTCGGCCAGCATGCCAAGCGCGGGCCATTTCTGCGCTGAACGGTAAGCCTTTCATTCTTCCATCCTCTCATCCTCAAATTCCTCAAACACCAGCACCGCTTGACAGATGTCGATCGCCGTTGCGGGTGTCCCCTTTTCCAGCGTGTAACGATAGGGTTCGCCAAATAGCGGGCACCAATCGCCACAACGGGAACTTTCGGGTGCACACGGACATTCTTGTGCTTTCATTTCGCCCGCACGTTCAATCCACAACCATCCGTTTTCGTCTATTTTGCCTTTCATTCTGTGGCCTCCTATAGCTCTGCGAATTCCTTTTCAGCGGCTTCGAGTTGGGATTTGAGGTCCGCTTCGACAAGCATCCTGACAGCGTCCCGAACCGACTGGGAAACACAGTCTAGTCTGGCGCTCCTTCCGCCCCTGGCCGCTGAAAGAAGCACTATGTTTACCCCTCGCTCAAGGGTGTTGATATCGTCCTGCAAATCTTGAATTTTCCGTGTGATTTTCTGGCCTTTATTTAATGTTTCGGTATCCATTGTTTTTCTCCTTTGATTAATGCCCCCTTTCGCATATAGCAGCCGGGGGCGGGGCGTTTCAGGAGGCGACCATGAAAAATCAGGATATTCTCAAAACACCCTCGTCAATCGCTTTTCCCAATGTCCAGACAACCATTTCTAATTGCTTAGGCCACAGTTCCGGGTTGTGGTGCATCTCAGTATGGCACTTATGGCATAGAGGCATCACGGCCCAATCAGGAGCCTTGAGCCCGACCCCGGAGAGATGTCCAACCCCCTTAATGTGGTGAGCATGGATTGGCCCCGGAGAAAAGCATAAACAGCAGAGTTGGTTCCGCACCCATGCGAGATACTTGGGTGATCTCCATCTAGTATTAATTGACTTGGTTCGTTTGGGCTTGGGTACGGGGTATGCGTTCATTTCTTTATCCCTAATGCTAAGAAATATTCATCATCGCCGGCTGTAAGATTGATTCCTTGCTCGGCAAAATGGCGTTGCATTGTGTCTAAATATCTAGATTTTAATTTTTTACTCATAAGGGACGTGATTCTAAATTCCATCGGAGGCAGCATCGCTTCTAGCTTTCTTTCATAAGGCATCGGCTTGATTACGTTGTCGTATTGTTTTGCAAAGGCCCTGCACAAATTACTGGTTCCGCTTTTCAAGATTCCGACTCCGATATGCAATTTACAGTATGCACGGGCTTCTTCCGGTGTTTGGCCTGTCTGCCTAGAAATTTCTTTGTACCAACGAAACGACAGATTGTTCTGCGCCAGCGTCCGGGGATCTTCCGCTTCCCGTATCTCCACCGACAGAGGTTTATCCACCGGCATTCTGACGATGTAGGATACGCAAGCGGCTTTGTCGGTGTCGGTATGCAAGGTGAACGTCCGGGCTTTCATGCTTCCCCCCGTACTTTCCGCAAAATATCCTCTATCTCCCCACTTAGGCCGTCCTCCCCCGCCCATATCCGTTCCAGTATTCCAAACATTTCCGGCGCAACCCTGAGCAACCGGCTATTTGCCCGTGCCTCGTCGGGGTTTACCCTGGATACCGCATTACAGACCCTTTTTCCGTCGCTATCCTCGATCATCAGGCCGTAACGGTGCCAGGGGGCGGGGGTGTGCATTATGCGGCCTCCTGTTGCTCAAAGGCTTTTTTGACCTCATCAAGTGCTAATTTCATATCTTTTTCAGTTCGTGGTACGTCCTCAATTTTTAACCACTTGTCTTTGTTGTTTGGTGTAGCAGCGGCAAGCGTGATACGGAATGCAGAGGGGTCTATGCTTTGGTATCTTTCCATCATTTCAGCCCATTTAGCACGGCGTTCATCGGTGATTGTATTGGGTTTTACAGACGTTTTCGGTGGCTTCTTAGGCTCGGATGGTGGTTTTTCTTCGCCTTTATTCGTCGTGTCGCTGTCCTTGTTGTCGTCGATTAAAAACAGCCCATTAAGCGCATACTTGCGAGCGTATGAACTTGCGGCCCCGGTGATTTGTGATCCATCCATACCTTTCTTTGTTTCTTCCTCACGAGCAAACCCGCTTACAGATATGGATTGATCGCTATAAGTAAGGGTAACGGTGGCACGGACGTAAACCCTGCCGCCAACTTCAACCACATCGTCATTAATATGCAGCCCAATGCCGTTCAAAAGTGGCTTTAATGCTTCGAGAATATCCTCACATGAACGGTAATGATATCCCCCGAAAGTATTGAATTGATTTTTGGGAGCCTTTAATTTTTGTTGAATTTCAGTAAGTTTTTCGTAAATATTCATTTTGTTGCCTCCATTGCTCGACATGCTTCTGACACTTCACAAAATCCGTTGCACCGTCGCCCGTCCCATGATTCCCATTTGTCGCAAAGGCGCACCCTGCCGGTGTAAAAAGCGCAATCGACATCACGTTCCAGTTTTCGGTAGTAGTCGAGAACATCAAAATCGTTGAGGTAGGGGATATTGATAACCAGGACTTTGTTATCAATCCCGTTCATAGCGGCCATCTTGGTTCCACCGTCACGGACAATGGCTTGCAGTTGCATTTTGGAAACCGGGAAACCTTGTTGCTCAAAGAAAATGCGGTATCGGTTTAATTGCAGGGTTTGTTCTCGCAGATCGGCCTTGCCCGGGTTGATCCGTAGTTCTTGGCGGGTTTTGACTTCGCCCTTCTTCTGCCCGGATTTATAAACAAGCGGTTTGCCTTCTTTGTCGGTGAGGGTAACGGTTTCTTTGTAAGCACCGATGCACCGGGAAACCTTGAAACTCCCGTAGGTTTTATAATCCGTTAAAATATAGCCATTGCCGAACTCGTTTTTTTCAAGACAATCAGGGGTTCCTTTGGTGAATTTGTCCGATAGGGGTTCCTCGGCCAGAATGTTGTCGGAGTAGGCATGGAGTGACAGCTTGCCATGCACCCCGACACCCAACGCCGCAAAAGCCCGGTCTTGTGGATCAATGGCGTAATCGACAATCTGGCGTAGAAATATCAATCTAGGCCCGTTCCCCGCCATGGAAGGGGTAACACCCCGGTATTCCCGCTCAGACGCTACCAGGCGCAAATATGGAAGCGTGGCGCAGCGTTTAGACATCCGGCAGCCACCGGGAGCTAAACATTTGTCGATTTCGATAAATTCACCGTCGGGGCATTTCATCCATTTCGCTGGCATGGTGCCTCCTTTTCATTTCTTCAATCGCTTCCTGCACCTGCTTTCCAGAATATGGGGCCAATCTCCTTTTGATTTCATCCCGGCTCATACCAGCCTCCCTGCCATTCTCCCAAATCCCCACAGCATCGCCGCTCCTACAAAATTCGGGATCGGGAAGTACGGGCCTTCGGAAGCGGCGGCGCACAGGGATAAGAGCAGGGTTATTGCGAGTAAGATTTTCATTCTTAATCCCCTTCATATCCGAGCATGGACAAAATATCTTTTTCAGATTCCGTCAAGTCATGGTTGACAGATGCAAGTTGGACTTGGACTTGGTGTTTGGTTCCCCAATCAAGGCACTCCTTGACAAATGATTTGAAAAATTTTGTTTGTTCGTCTGATCCTTCATTGGCAAGCATCGCTCCTGCTAATTCCCAATCAATGTCTACAAGTCCCTGCCTCATGCGACGTCCCCCTGTTTCATTTCGGCTTTCACCGCTTTTGTTGCGGCAGATTTCATTTTGTATGCGCTACCTATCTTGCGCCTGTATTTTGAAGCTTGACGTTTCGTTGCCTCAATATGGGCCAGTTCGCAGGCTTTTTTGAAAATAACGTCATCCCGTGAAAACATCGCGTTTGTTTCGTTCATGCGTAATCCTCCCTTTCCAGAGCTTGATATTCCTCAAACTCAGCCCCGCACACCGAGCACACCGCCCGCCAGTCGTGGTAGCTGTCGTGTCCGTCGTCCTGCCATTCTCCAACGTGCCAGTCGCCGCAGAACGGGCAATATCCGAATGGGTAGGTCCGGGGTTTCATGCGGCCACCTGGTTCCAGTAAGAGGTTCCGGCTTCCTTGTGGAGTTGGTTTGCAAAGGCTTCCCGGTCATCGAAGGAATTGAAAAATATGGTGATTTCATCCCCTATACTGAGCCAGATCGCCCCTTCGTTGTATCCCCGTTCGACTTTCGGGATTTCTTCATCGTCTAGGTGTAGGTAATGTTTTGTACGGCTCATGGTTCTCTCCTTTTTAAAAGGGGGCCGAGCCAATCCCGGCCCCTATGACACCACTTGTCAAATCGAAAATTCCAAAGTTTTTAGACCGAAAATTGAAAGTTCGCAGCCAAGCAGAGTTTCCGACCTCCCCTGACCATTGTCTCCTTTCTGCTTATAGCTTCCGGTTGTGATTTAGGTTATTAGGTTACGCTGGCTTTAGGTTTTGCTGTTGCGTTGACATGGTGACAGGGTTAAAAGGTGCGGGTGGGTCGCTACTCCCACTCTAGGCCCCCTTTGCAGTCGGGGATTTGTGCCCAGCTCAATTCGCCTGCGTGTCTGCTTTCCACGCCGCCGCACCTAATGGGTGTATTGTGTATGCCCTCAAAAAGGAGCACAGCCACACCGGAGTGTCTATGTTTCTCCGTTCCACATCCCCGTCCCGGCTTTCGGTGCGTGTTGCTACCGCTCGGATGCTGTGAAGTATTTTTTTCATGCCGGCGCTCCTTCTTGAAGGCATACACTTTAGTTGACTGGTTCCGCGCCTTATCCGCTTTCCTCTCAGCCGGGCTTTCGCCTTCGGTACTAACCTTGCCCGGATTCCCTTTTGGCCTTCCCGTAAGTGCCGGTTGGGGTGTCCGGGGCGTTCCCTCAACGGGTGAGATTTGATTGTTGGCTCGTATTTTCCCACAAAGTGTAAGTTGTGTCAAGGAAAAAAATCACACTAAGTGGGATTATTTTTCGATGATATGCCAGAAGATGTAAAAAAATGTATTGACACGGGTCTGCGGTTTTGCTAGCATATAGCCAACTATTAAACCCGAAACCGTTACATTGGTACGTTGCCGGACAACGGGGGGGTAATGATTTACAATCAATGCGGCAAAGAGGCGGTTAAGGCTATATACCAGCATGACGGCTTCCTTATGGTGGAGAACCCGGAGCGTGAGGGTTGGGAACGGGAGGGGCGGGGATGAAATACGTCTCATTCCTCGAAACAAAGCGCCTGGTCCATAAATCAAACGGGGTTCAGGTTCGTAACTCCGAAATCAATCAAGTCTTGTTCGGGTTTCAACGGGATTTGGTTCGATGGTCAACCCGCAAGGGACGCGCGGCGGTATTTGCGGATACCGGTCTCGGGAAAACGTTTATTCAACTGGAATGGGCGCGGCTAATAAATGAGCGATGCTTGATTGTGGCTCCGCTATCGGTGGCACGTCAGACGATCCGGGAATCGAAGAAGATCAATATTGATGTTAAATATGTTCGTTCCATGGGCGCGGTTCAAGACGGAATCAATATCACTAATTACGAGATGATTGACAAATTTGACCCTTCCGTTTTTGGGTCCGTTGTCCTCGATGAAAGCTCTATTCTCAAAAGCCTCACAGGTAAAACACGATCCAAGTTGATCGAAATGTTTTCTAAAACCTCTTACCGTCTATGTTGTACGGCAACACCAGCTCCGAATGACATAGCGGAGATCGCGAATCACGCCGAGTTTTTGGGGATTATGAGCCGGGTTGATATGTTGGCAACATTCTTTGTCCATGACGACGATGGATGGCGGCTTAAAAAACACGCCAAGGAGCCTTTTTTCAGGTGGCTGGCTTCATGGGGGATGAGCATCAAAAAGCCCTCAGATATTGGTTATACAGACGATGGATATATCCTTCCTCCACTCAATATCAATCCTCGGTTTATCAAAACCGATGTTCCACCGGCTGACGGGATGTTGTTTTGGAATGGCCTCAAGGGGATTACGGAACGGTCCCGGATACGGAAAGAAACCGCCGAGGGTAGGGTCCACGCTGTGGCTGAAATTGTACGGGAATCAGGCGTCCAATGGATACTTTGGTGCGGAATAAACGACGAAGCCAACAGCCTCGCAAGGCTGATACCGGGTTCCGTGAACGTCCAGGGAAGCGATAGCGCCGAAGTTAAGGCGGCAAGTATCGAGAAATTCCAGGATGGGAAAATCCGAGTTCTTATCACTAAGCCAAAAATAGCCGGGTTCGGGATGAATTTTCAAAACTGCAGCAATATGGCTTTCGTCGGATTATCGGATTCGTGGGAAGCCTACTATCAATGCGTTCGACGGTGCTGGCGGTTCGGCCAAGAGAACCCTGTAAACGTTCATATCGTTTTGTCGGATGCCGAGGCGCCGATTTATGAAAACGTGATGAGGAAGGAACGGGAGGCAGCAGAAATGAGCGAAAACTTAATTGAGAACGTTCGGGAATTTGAACGGGAAGAATTTTCAAATCTGGAAATGGGAACTTTTGAATATCAGACCGATACAGCCAAGGGCGATAAGTGGACGATGATGCTCGGGGATTCGTGCGAAAGGCTGAAAGAAATCGAGAATGAAAGTGTGCATCTATCAATCTTTTCCCCACCGTTTCAAAGTCTTTACACTTACAGCCCGACTGAAAGAGACATCGGAAATTCAAAAACTGTTCAAGAGTTCTTTCAACACTTCAACTTTATAATCCAAGAGCTTTTAAGGATTACGGTTCCTGGTAGAAATTGCTGTGTCCATGTGGCCCAGGTCCCGGCGATGCTTGTAAGGGATGGATATATCGGCCTCAAAGATATGCGCGGGGATACGATCAACGCCTTCGAGAACAACGGATGGATATTCCACGGCGACGTCACGATTGACAAGGACCCTCAAGCACAGGCGATCAGGACCCATTCAAAAGCTCTTGGTTTTAACCAACTCAGGAAAGACGCATCATGGTTAAGACCAGCGTTGGCTGATTATATCCTTGTTTTCCGCAAACCAGGTGACAATCCAATTCCAGTAAAACCGGACATCACAAACAATGAATGGATCGAATGGGCACGCCCCATTTGGTACGGCATTAAGGAAACCGACACGCTGAATGTCACGGAAGCACGAGAAAACGAAGATGAGAGGCATATATGCCCCTTACAGTTAGGGACAATCCATCGGTGCATCAGGTTGTGGAGCAACAAGGGCGAAACGGTATGCAGCCCATTTGCGGGGATAGGCTCGGAAGGATACGAAGCATTGAGCCTTAATCGTCATTTTATCGGGTGTGAGCTTAAAAAATCATATTTCGATGTTGCCGTCAAAAACCTTCAATCGGTTGAGGGGTACGGACAACAAACACTATTTCAGGAGGCCCGATGAACGACAAATGCCCCGCTTGCGGTAAGCCGTGGATCGAACATGACGGCATTGTGCGGACGTGCCAGTAATTACAGACCGCTATCCGGACAATCCGGACTATCCGGACACTCGCGGCGTGTAGCGTGAGCGGGTTGGGGCGGGATTTGGTTAAGGTTTGTGATGAAGTGTTGGAGGAACTAAATGGATGATCTTAGGTACCCTGTAGTATCTATTAAAAACTGGCAAAAGTATCAGCATTACAAAGACCGGAACCCGCCTTGGATAAAACTCTATCATTCCATTTTAGACGATTACGAATATTCATGCTTGCAAGATGCTAGCAAGTTGCTCCTGTTGTCTCTTTTCCTATTAGCAAGCCGCACCGAAAACCAAATTCCAGCCGACCCGAAATGGATAAAAAGTAAGGCAATGTTGGAGCAAGAGATTGACTTGCATCCGCTTCTAAGTGCCGGATTTATCATATTAAATAAAAATTGCAAGCATGATGCTAGCAACCCGCTATCGGGGCGCAAGCAAAATGGGGTACCAGAGACAGAGACAGAGACAGAGACAGAGACAGAAACGACTTAGCTGCCACATAGATAATATACATACTAAGTATCTATTTAGTAATAGGGGAAACATGGAACTGAGAACATATCAACTGAAAGCAATAGACATGATCCGAGGAGCGATTAAATCCGGCAAACGTAAAATTCTCGTCACCCTTCCGACAGGTGCGGGGAAAACTCATCTCATGGCGGCGATTGTTTCAAGGGCCGTCAATAAGGGCAATCATGTGGCGGCGATTGTCCACCGGCGGCAACTCGTAAGCCAGATGGCCGATATGTTCACCGGATGCGGGATAGAATCAGGCATCATCATGGCAGATGAGGAATCTCACCTTGGTAGACCGGCGCAAATCATATCGAGAGATACCTACCATAGACGGCTGAAACTGGATGAAGCCGAGTATAACCCCTTTTTCGTGGACGCTCAAATAATCCTGATCGACGAGGCCCACCACGCATTAAGTAAAACTTATCAGTCAATCCTCGCCCACTACCCCGACAAGATTGTAATCGGCGTTACTGCAACTCCGACCCTTTCAACCGGCGTTGGCATGGGGCGGTATTTCGACGCTTTGGTGCAACCAATAGGGGTTAAAGAGTTAATCGATATGGGCTATCTCGTTCCGGGTAGGTACTTCGGCCCAAGTGAGCCTGATCTTTCCGAAGTCAAGACGGTTGCGGGTGATTTCGAGAAAAAAGGGCTTGATAGGGTGATGAACAACACGGCGATTATCGGGGATGTGGTTGATAACTGGATGAGAATTGCCGGGGATAAAAAGACGATGGTTTTTGCGGTGAACGTTAAACATTCGAAGGCTTTGAGAGATGAATTTAAACGACACTATGTTAAGGCCGAACATTTGGATGCTTACAGCGAGGATGAGAAACGGGCGGCGACGATTGAACGCTTTAGGCTGGGCGATACACAGGTGCTTTGCAATGTCGGCCTCTACACCGAAGGAACTGATATCCCCGAAATTGAGTGTATCTCCCTTGCTCGGCCCACAAAATCTTATGGCTTGTATCTGCAAATGGTTGGCCGGGGAGCGAGGCCCGCCCTAGGGAAGCAAGAATTTATTGTTATAGATCATGGTGGCTGTATCCGGCGATTGGGATTTTACGAAGATCCGATTGAATGGAGCCTTGACGGTAAAAAACCGGCCTGTCGAAAGAAACAGGAGAGGAACAAAGAGAAAAAACTTATGACATGTGAACGGTGCGGGTGCGTGTTTTACGGGCCCGTCTGTACGACATGCGGGTTTGAGGTCAAACACTACGGCAAAAAGATAGCGGCGATTGAGGCAGAGCTAGAGGAAATCACGAAAGGGAAAGAACGGAAACAAGCGACGATGGAAGATAAGCGACGGTTTTACCGGATGCTTGAGTACCATCGTCGAGAAAAAGGTTATGCCCCAGGATGGTCGGCGCACAAATTTAGGGAGAAATTCGGGGTATGGCCCAAGGGTTTCAAGGGTGAATCTCCGATTGAGCCGGATTTTGAGTTTTCCAACTATATGAGACATTTGAGGATTAAATGGGCGAAGAGCAAATACAATCCCAAAAACTCGACACAACAGGGAAATGGTACGGCATCTTATCACGTCTCGGCATAGATGTACGCTCGGACGGTAAGCATGGGCCGTGCCCTCATTGTGGGGGAAGAGACAGGTTCCGTTTCGATGATCGAGATGGGAGAGGCACATGGATTTGTAATCAATGCGGTAGCGGTGATGGCTTTGGGCTGGTCAAAAAGGTTTTTAATTGCTCGTTTAACGAGGCGTTGGACATGGTGAGGCCACTTGTAGATGATATACCACCGAAAATTAAAAAGGAAAAATCAGGATATGCTAGGCAAGTTTTGAATGAGCTTTGGTTATCGGCGTTTCCGTTGAAAGAAAAAGACCCTGTTTGGCATTATCTGAGGAACAGAGGAATCACAATAAACCCAAAGAACGTTAAATATTCAAAGTCCTGCTATGAAGCAGACACAATGACACATATGGAAGCGATGCTTGCGATGGTGATAAGCCCGGAAGGGAAACCAGTTACGATCCACCGGACGTATATCAAGAACGGGAAAAAAGCGGATATCCGGGCACCAAAAAAACTAATGCCGCATGAGGGCGATTTGAAAGGCGCGGCGATCCGGCTCTTTGACCCTGAACCAAAAATGGGGATTGCGGAAGGGATTGAAACGGCGTTGTCAGCTACGTTGCTTTTCGGTGTTCCTGTTTGGTCTGCGATAAACGCAAATATGATGGAACAATGGGAACCGCCGGAAGAAGCGGAACAGATATGGATTTTTGGGGATAACGACGAATCTTTTACGGGGCAGAAAGTAGCCTATGCGTTGGCGAATCGGCTGACGGTGGAGCAAGGTAAATCGGTACAGGTTGAGATACCGAAAACAGTAGGTGATTGGAACGATGAATTGATAAGGAGCTTATAAATGGCAGGAGTCAACAAAGCAATAATTATCGGCAATTTAGGCAGAGATCCAGAAATGCGCTACACGCCATCTGGGGTAGCAGTCGCCAGTTTCAGCGTGGCGACATCGGATGAATGGAAAGATAAAGACACCGGGAATAAGCAGGAGCGTACGGAATGGCACCGGATTGTAGCATGGCGGGGGCTTGGTGAGGTGTGCGGGAAGTATCTACAGAAGGGGAGCCAGGTTTACATCGAGGGGAAAATTCAAACTAAATCGTGGGAAGATAAGGACGGAATCCAACGCTATGCCACGGATATCATCGCACAGAACATGCAGATGCTAGGTGGCCCGAAGCAAGGAGGGGGACAATCTGACCCCTCCCCTGTAGCGGAACCAGACCCCGACGACATCCCATTTTAGCGAGGTGACGAGATGGACAAATATCACAAAATCCAGACCGTATTTTTGAGAGACCCGGAGACGAAATATAAAACTTTACTCGAAGGCCAGTATGCAAAACCGGAGTTTGAATATTTGAAAGATTGCGAGTGGGCGTTCACCGAAAAAGTGGATGGCACGAATATCCGGGTGCTTTGGGATTGTTTAACTATATCTTTCCGAGGCAAGACAGACCGGGCGCAAATTCCACCGTTTTTATTTTCACAGCTTGAAAAAACGTTCGTCCCCCTCATCGGCAAAATTTCTGAGATTTTTGATTGCCCGGTTTGCCTCTACGGTGAGGGCTACGGCGCAAAAATCCAGAAAGGCGGCGGCAATTACCGGCCAGATCAAGGGTTTGTTTTGTTCGACGTAAAAATTGGCGACTGGTGGCTAAAGCGTGAGGATGTTGAGGACGTTGCTGGGAAATTGGGGATTGAGATTGCCCCTTTAGTGGGCGGTGGAACCCTGGCCGACATGGTTGAAATGGTTAGAGACGGCTTCATTTCGAGTTGGGGCGATTTTGAAGCCGAGGGGATTGTTGCACGACCACAGGTTGAATTAAAGGCCCGGAATGGTGAGCGGATTATAACCAAGCTGAAAACCAGAGATTTCAGGAGATAGAGCGATGACAAAAAGAATACATATGGACAAAAAAACGTGCGTCGTATGCGGGGCAGAGTTTACCCCACGCAATAGCAGGGAACTAACATGCTCCAAGGAATGTAGTAATTTACGCAGACTAAGGAGCGATAGGGATGCCAAGCGGAGGCGAAGGTTATCCAAGCACGAGAAAAAGATAAATGAATTTATCCCGAAAGCCGTAAGACACGCCAATAAAAGGGTGCCGGATTGGAGTGGCAGCGATGAAAGGGCGGCGAAATGGGATCAGGTATATTTCCAACGGATGAATGAACTAACAATCAACGCAGGATTAAGGCGGGAGGTTGCATGATGAGTTATCTAATCGGCGGGATAATCGGCGGCATGTTTGTAGGGCTGTGGGCCTATGCGAGATGCCGGTATTATCGGGAGTTTGTGGAGCTAAAAAAGAGCGAATTTAAATCAATTTTGAACTATTACAACAGGCTTGAGGCCGCTATCAACCGGATCGGCAATATCAACGAGGCCCGACTTAAAATTGAATCGGAGGCGGCAGGGGCCAACAATATATTCGGTGGAACTATTCTCTCACGCAAATCGAGGGCTGACGATATTGCGGATGCACTAGGCCGGATGGCAACGGCAGTTGAGGCGAAAGCAAAGGAGGACAAAAAACCTGTCGAGCGTTTGTGCAGGAATTGTAAATACGGGGATGGAACCATGGAGAATCCCCCATGTTATAATTGCAACCATTTCAGCAAGTGGAAACCACGCGAGGGCGGCGAATGACAAGATACTCCACCGTGCAACTCGCTCATCTACTGGCAGAGGCGGCGGGTTTTCACAGACTCGCCACGGAATTCCAACAACAAGAAGAGGAAAAATATGAAAATAATCCTTCCCGGCTCAATCCGCTCGAAAAAGAACAGCAAGCGTGTCGTAAGGAATCACATAATCCTCCCGAGCAAGGCATACGAAAAATGGGAGAAGGCCGCTAGGATGGCAGCCATGACACAGATAACGCCCCACAAGGATATTTTTGATGGCCCAGTAGAGGTCAGAGTGACGGCATACTACAAGGGCCAGAGGCCGGATTTAAGCGGAGTGTGTGAGAGCGTTGGGGATTGCTTAGAAGGAATCGCATGGGAAAACGACAGGCAGATTGAGAGTTGGGATGGATCGAGACTTTATCACGACAAAAAAGACCCAAGAACGATTGTTGAAGTGATGGAATACAAGGAGGTTTAACAATGAAAAAAGTTTATCTCGCTTGCCCTTATTCGCACGAAGATGAAAAGGTTATGGTTGAGCGTTTCAATATGGCAAATAAGGCGGCTGCGTTGTTGATGAAAAAAGGTTGTTATGTTGTTTTTTCGCCTATCAGCCATTCGCACCCTATCAGCCTCCATATAGACAATTGCAAAGACCACGATTTCTGGCTGAAACAGGATTATGAGTTTATGAAATGGTGTGACAAGCTGATTATTTTGGAAATCGAGGGATGGGAGGAAAGTAAGGGAGTGAATAGAGAAATCGAATGGGCGATGGATTTAGGGAAAAACATTAGCAGGTTCAGGCTGCCTGAAAAAACGGAGGTACAATGAATTGAGACCCGACGCACCTACCGATGACCTCAAGCGGATGATAAGAGCGGAGTTCGCAGGATTTGAAATTACCGATGGTTATCGAGGGGGCCGGTACCCCTGCGCTGTGAGATGCGGGGAGACGATATACTTTGCACATATCAAACCTGATGGCACCATAGGTAAGATCGAGGCCCAAAAGGGCAACAGCAACGAGTTTTACAATCCCTGACGGCGTACCCCTACCCCGGATCGCCTAACCTACCGTAGAGACCATACCCGCACGCACGGACGGCTCTGAATGATGGAGTTGTCCTATGCGAGTACACCGACGAGACCCAATGTATGACCTGATGGACCGGCAAGTAAGATGCCGTGTCGGGGACCAGCTTGGCCTGATGTCGAACACGGCAGATTGGCCGGGGCCGCGTATAACTGTGACCCTGAACGGCAGAAAAACCTACCACGTTGTAGATATCGCATCCCCACATGAGCAGAGCATTGAGAACCCCGAAGATGCTTTTATTGAGGCTCTGGATATCAAATACAAGTGGGTATTTCACCGAGATTACCGGATTTTGGAATATCTCAGGATGGGATACACGCAAGCTGAAGCGGGGTCTTTGGTGGGAGTTTCTCAAGGAAGGGTTGCTCAAATTATAAAAAAATTACAGGAGAGCTAATAATTTAACCCCTAAAATGTGTGTATATAGATAGGAGGGCAATAAAAATGCCTTACGAGATACCAACAGCCGGTTACGATCCGCTTTTTGACTATACCCCAGAAGAAATTGAGCAGATGTATGTTGCTGAAGGGATACCTTTGGAAGAGGCACGAGAGCGAAGCAAAGTTATAGCCCGTGAGATTATACGGTTGAATCGTGCGGAACAAAGGCTCTGGAAAAAGGTGAGAAAACATGAGCAGCCAAGCGAAAGTCTGACATTGCTCATAGATTAGCGGGAACGCCCGGCACTCCCGCTTGGTCACAAAAACCGGGCCTCGCCATTTAGTATTGTGCGCCCCTCTCCCCGCTCAGAGGGGCCACGTACTTAGCATGCAACCGCACACGCGGACATGGAGATAAAATTAAATTTTAATCCTAACAAGCGGGGTGGCCGAGGGGTAAGGTTCCGGTCTCATAAGCCGGAGATCGACGGTTCGATTCCGTCCCCCGCTCCCAAAGAGAGGATTATTGATGTGTGAGTTTGGCTATTGGCCCCCGTATGGCGTAACGGCTCGATGGATGGATAGACCTACCCCGGACCAACGGTGGATTGCCCCGCAGCCAGAAAAACGGCCCAGAAAAATCACGGAGCGATTCGACAAAGACGGTAATCTGATCGAGCGGGTAACCGAGGACTTGGAATTTGAAGATTAGCGGCGTAGCTCAACGGTAGAGCACCGGACCGATAATCCGGCGACGGCGGTTCGATCCTGCCCGTCGCTACCAGAGCGACTTACCAGCGGTAGGTAGCCAGCAAAGGTTGTCGCTGAACCCGCCTGGCAAATCAGCGATAAACAACACCCCGCACGCTTTTAACGGGACTGGGAACACTCGGTCGGGCGCACCACGCGGGGTTACTTTTATGCGGAAAGGGCGCGGCAGTCCGGGCCATTTATCTGACGCCGCCTCAGTTGAGCGACTTGGCCCCCGCATAAAAAAACCGCCCCGAAGGGCGGCTGTGGATGAGTGAGGTTATTACAAGTCGGCATCGCACCAAGGGCATTTTACCGACTCGTCATCAAACGGTCCAGCACCGCAGTTAGGGCATACCCGGCGTTCTTCGTCTTCGTCGATACGCCATGTGCCTTTCGGCCATTGAAACATGTTGAGGTCATCTAAGACCGATTCAGGGGAGCCACCCTCACGGAAAAGGCGCTCTTCAACAACATCACCGTTTATGAGTTCGCACTTAAATAATTTTTTCATGTCGTGCATCCTTCCTCGGTAGCGGGGTTGTGGGTTATCTCTCAGGGACATACCCGCCTTTACGCATACGACGGGTGACTCTGCCCCGGTGGTCGACCGAGGCGAGGCAAACTCTTTCTCCTAAGATGGGGATTGCGGCCTTCTCCGCCGCGGTTTCAGCCGGACGGGGGCCGGTAATGTCAACCGAGGTTCCGGCGGTGTATTCCGCCGCCTCTATTTTTGCGGCTTCAATGGCCGCATCCAAGGTCTTAAACGATTTACCTAGCGATTCTACCCGATATAATAACATAGCTTCCTCCTTTTCTGTCTGCGCTACATACTGACGTAGCGCGTTATAAGTTTAAGGATAAGGTCTTGCATCGGTTTCCCTTCTTCGGCAGCTCGGGCTTTGAGTTTACGACGGACTGATTCGGGGAAATTTCGGATATTGATGGATATTTCATTTTCATCCTGTTCATCCTTGTGGACTTTAGCTGCCCAATCTTGGGGGCAACTCATAATTGAGCCGCCAACCCGGAGAGCATAGACACCGGCGCTGGATAACACCACGCGCCCATAAGTTCCAGCTTGATGTTTTACTGGGTGTTCGTAAATTCCGATTGACTGCCATTGGGTTGTTGCCATTTTAGACCTCCTGTGATGCGGTGCAATCGCCGTAGCAGTAGCTGTGGCATTTTGTGCACCATCCTGGGTGATGTTTGTTGCGTTCATTTTCTTCAATTTCGTCAACTCGATCCATCAACCGCACCGCTGCGGCGGTTTCTTCCAGCGTGTCACCAGATTGGGTGTTTTCCGTTTTAGGGCTTGGGGTGTTGCGAGCCTGGTTTACCAGGTATTGGATATCATCACCAGAGCAACCAAGATACTCAACATCGTCGAGAAAAAGAGCGGAATATTGAGTGTTAAGTTCTCCGACCGGCTGACCGTTACGGGTTAAGACATAATCAGCATATCCATGGTTGGCTTTGCCAGAGATACAAACGTCGGAAAAGTTTGGTTGAGGATCATCGTCGTGCGGGGCTTGACAGCCACACGGACAGTAGAGACGGCCCTTGATTGGGTCGGTGCATCGGGCTTTTTGTTGTTCGCATCTGATCATTTTGTATTTCATGGTAGTCTCCTTGGTTTCTGTGTCAATCTTGATTACAGACTACATCAATGTAACAAAGCTGTCAACTACAAATATCCCGGTATTCGGCGATTGAGGGCGATTAAAACCGATTAGAGTGCTGAGGCAAAAAAGTTCGAAACGGATGTCGATTTATTTGCGTATTGCTCCATTTTTGGAATTTCTTAAAAAAATCTTTGTGCAGATGAAGAAAAGTCTATCTGCGTACTCGGTGCTGTCGCCAGGGGTATCTCGGTGCGGTAAGTGCCTGGATTGACATATAAAAAAAGCATGATACCCTATATAGTAAAATTACCGACTCAACCGGGAGCGGGATTGAAAGACTACAGTCGCCATCATCGTCGTAGCACGGACCCATACAAAGACGGCGTTTTTCTGAGCGCCATCGAGCTTTGGTATCGACTACGCGATGGTGTCAGGATCCCCGCTCATACCTCATGCCTCCCGGATCACACAAAACTACTCTTCTGCGCTTTCATGTTCGTATGCTTCAAGGGCGACGATAAACCGCTGGCTGATTACATGGCTGGCGTAACAAGTCGCGGACTGACGATAAGGCTCAAACAGGCCCGGGATAGATTCTATCGGTACGGGCTCAACGATGTGTTCTGAGGAGACACACGATGGCACGACACGGCAGCAACAGCATCCGACAGGCGAATTTGATCGAGGATCGAATCATTGACTGGATCGACAACGGCCCGAAACGGCGACAGGGTATCCGATCACCGTCAGCCCCCATGCCTCTGCTGAGGGCGAATGTCAGCGAGATGCTACTCGCTAAACATCGTATAGGTGTTTTATTAACCCTTGCGAAACTTGGGTGTAATCGAATTTATGTGTAAAAACGTGGGCTTGAAAGAGTGAGACAATGGCGAAAGCGAAAACAGTAAAAAAAACAAGTAAGAGTAAAAACAAAGCTGAAAAGCCTAAAAAAGCCGTTGGTGCGCCCACAAAGTATAACGCTGCGATGCAGGCGAAAGCTGAGAAGATCCTGACGAGACTGTGGGAAGATCCTGACGGACTGCCGAGCATCCTGCGACTGTCGATCGAACTGGGGATTGGTAGGAAAACGCTCTATGTCTGGGGGGAAAAGCATCAGGCATTCCGACACATATTAGACCTTGCTAACAGTCTCCAGGAGTGCAAAATCATTGAAAGAGCCATGCAAGGCCATTGGAACTCAAATATAGCTAAATTGGTCTTAGGGAAACACGGGTATCATGACAAAGTGGATAGCAACGTATCCGGTGGATTTAAGATCGAGGGCGACGGCAGCGAGCCAGTCTCTGCTGCGATTGCCAAGGCGTTAGGCAAAAATGATTGATATCAGCCTCCCTGATCGCCCGGATTTGTATCCGGACATGCTTGCGGCGCTTGCCAGTAGCAAGGACAGGGTGATTGGCCTCCGGTGGCTGTGTCGGCACGATTTATACTATTTGGAGCGATACATCCTCGGGTGGGAGGGAGCCGAGCACCCCTGGCTGTTTGACAGGTGCCGGGAGGTAGCCGAGGGGCCGGATGGGTACATAGATTTATGGGCGAGGGAGCATGGAAAAAGCTCAATCATAACAGTAGGTTTGACGATACAAGACATCCTGCGGACGCACGGGACGCACGCTAAGGGGGATGAGGTCACCATCGGCATTTTTTCGCACACGCGGCCGGTTGCAAAAAGTTTCCTCGCGAAGATCAAACGCGAATTCGAGGCGAACGAAGCCCTGAAAGAGCTGTTCCCGGATGTTCTTTACAAAAATCCGAAAGGCGAAAGCCCTCGTTGGAGCCTTGATGACGGAATCATCGTACAGCGCAAAAGCAATCCCCCGGAAAGCACCGTCGAGGCTCACGGTCTCGTAGACGGGCAGCCAACAGGCCGCCATTTTTCGATTCTGGTCTATGATGATGTTGTAACGCTTAACAGCGTGGGCACCCCGGAACAGATCGAAAAAACCACGAACGCGCTGGCGCTGTCCTACAACTTGGGGCAAATGGGTGGCCGGCGCCGGATGATTGGCACCAGGTATCATTACAACGACACATACCGAGAGATACTGGAGCGACAGAGTTTTAAGCCTCGTCTCCACCCGGCTACGGTTGATGGCACGGTAGATGGCGAGCCGGTCCTGCTGACCCGCGATGAACTCGCGCAGAAGTACAAAGACCAGGGCCCGTATGTTTTCTCCTGCCAGCTCCTTTTAAATCCGATTGCTGCAGGGAACCAGGGCTTTCAGGAAGCGTGGCTCCGATACTGGGAGCCGAAGAATTTATTTAACCTCAACCGCTACATCGTCGTTGATCCGGCGAATGAAAAACGGAAGAAGTCAGATTACACGGTCATGTGGGTTGTGGGCCTCGGCCCGGACCTCAATTACTACCTCATTGATGGGATACGGGACCGGCTGAACCTGGCCGAGCGGACAAAGGCCCTATTCGATCTCCACCGGAAATACAGGCCCATCGGCGTCGGTTATGAGAAATACGGGAAGGACGCGGATATTCAGCACATCGAAGGGGAGATGAAGCGGATCAACTACCGCTTCCACATCGTCGAGATGGGCGGACAGGTCGGAAAGTACGACAGGATTCGGGGCCTCGTCCCTGTTTTCGCGGCAGGCCGCATGTATTTCCCCACAGCGCTCCACAAGGTGACGACTGAGGGGGAAGTGAGGGACATGATCAAAGACCTCGTGCGGGAGGAATACATCCCCTTCCCGGTGCCGGTCCATGATGACGGCATGGATGCGTTGGCCCGGATTCAGGACCCGGATCTTAATGCGACCTTCCCGGCGAGCGAGGAGTATGGCGAAGAACTTCAACCCGACGCGGAGCCTGCATACTAGGACATGGCCCATGCCGAGAAAACGCAATGTCGGCCAAATTTGGAAGCCTTTTTAAAGTTAAAGGGGGTTAAATGCGGTTAAATTTAGGTTGTGGAACACATTTATTGCCCGGTTATCTTAATATCGACCGTTGGGGGCCGTGCGATAAGTGCGTTGATCTGGAGCAAGTGCCGTGGCCATGGGAGACATCGACCGTCGATGAGGTGAGATTCGATTACTCGCTTCCGTGTTTGGGCGCAACGTTCCCGGCATGGTGCAAGATCATCACCGAACTTTACCGAGTCTGCAGGCATAAGGCAGAAATTAACATCACGACCTATCACCCGAACCATGATTTTTTTACGAACGATCCGAGTTATATCCGGGCGATTACCCCGGATACGCTGTCGCTGCTCTCGCAGATCAGCACAGACAGCGTGGACCGGGAACTTGTGCAGATGCCGCTTGGCTTTCGGCTTGGGGTAGATTTCAGGCTCGCGCATGTCTCCGCAATTCCCGCGGCGCCATGGAAGCCGAAGGATGGCAAGAAGTGGACGGAAGCCGACGCGGACGAACTACACCGTGCGGCGAACGCGGTCAACAACGTGATCCTCGAATATCGCATGAAACTCTTAGTGTACAAGGATGAGATAGGCAATGCTTGATGATGCTGCAGGCGAAACCGATATGGCGGCCCTGGTAAAAGCCCTGGACCCGGAGCGGGATGAACCCCGGGTGGCGTATCAATTCTCAAACGGCCGTAAATTTTACAGCTCTGTCACGAACCCATACGCCTGGGCGGAGGACGACGAGTGAGTACATACCGGGAGAAGCTCAAAGAATTGCTCCATGTCGATGATTTGCGAGTGATCGAGGAACAGCAGAGGATGGCGCGGCTTTACGGGTATGTGCCGGCGTACGGGCCGAACCTCCCCGATTTATCGCTTGCGGCCGAGCAGGTGGGGTGGCTTCTAAAAGATTTCCCGGGCTATCCGTGGAAAGTGCAGGTAGGCGATGGCATGCTTCAATGTCTCAATGAGGCGCTCCACGGAAGTTACGGGTTTAAAGAGCTTGTGCGTCGTCTTGATAATGATGGCCGGGTAGTCAGGAGATATGGCGCGGAGCTATTGAGGCGATTCCGTATGCCGGAGAAATGCCGTGTGGATGATGTGTTTTCCGCAAAATCCGACCCACGGGGAAATTTGGTGCTGATATGACGGATATTGATAAGACGGCCCCATTGGAGGGCGAAACAACCGAAGCTCCCGATACCGGCGAGGACTGGCTGAGAACCGCAAAAGAGGCGTTCAACGCATCCACGACCTACCTGGATGCCAATTACCGGGAGCAATGGGAGCGTAACGTTTGCAATTTTCGGTCGAAGCATCCCCCGGGGAGCAAATACTACACCGATAAATACAAGTCTCGGAGCAAGCTGTTCCGGCCCAAAACCAGGACGGCGGTTTTTAAAAATGAGGCGGCTTTTGCTTCCGCCATGTTTTCGACAGACGATGTGGTGGCGGTTGAGGCGCATGACCCCAATGACCCACAAGCAGCGGCCGAAGCTGAGATCTGGCAGGCAATCGCCAATTACAGGCTGCAAAAGACCATCCCGTGGTTTCGTATCGCGACAGGCGCTTTCCAGGAGGCACAGATTTACGGGGCCGTTATTTCTAAGCAGGAATGGGACCGGGAGGAGCGCGTCACGGGGTTTGCCCCACAGGTTTACGGCGGGCAACCGATGATAGACGATGCCACCGGCGGGCCTGTAATGCTCCCGATGACTGAGACAATCAAAAATGAACCCAAGATCAGGCTCCTTGAAATTGAGAACGCCAGGTTTGACCCCGCGGCAGATTGGACCGACCCGGTAAACAGCAGCCCGTATTTCATCGAACTTATCCCGATGTTTGTCGTGGATGTCCTGCAGTACATGGATCTTACCGACCCGGAGACAGGGGAGCCGTACTGGTATCAGTACAGCAAAGAGGAAATCGCGGCGAGCCGTAAATCTGACAACAGCACCGACGGGGCATCAACGCGTAGCGCGCGGTCCGGCGGGCAGACGGACAAATACACGAAAGAGCAATCGGTAAAGGACTTTGACATTGTTTGGGTGCATCTAAATTTCATGCGCCTGGATGATGGCGAGGATGTGTTTTTCTACACGCTCGGGACGGAGAAACTTTTGTCGGACCCGCAACCGGTCAAGGGGTCGAGGGACTACCCTGCAGGCCGTCCGTATCGGATAGGGGTATGCACGATTGAGGCCCATCAGACAATTCCGGCGAGCATCGTACAGATGGGGCAGGACCTCCAGGCGTCGGCAAATGACATGGAAAACCAGCGCCGGGATAATGTCAATTTGATGCTCAACGGGCGATATGTCGTAGCCCGTAACCGCAACGTCGATTTGATGGCTCTCCGTCACAATGTCCCGGGCGGCATCGTGATGACAGACGATGTTAATGCCGTCCAATGGCAACAGCACCGGGATGTTACAGCATCGGCGTACCATGAGCAGGACCGGCTAAACGCCGACTTTGACGACTTGACAGGAACGTTTGCCGGGGGGAGTGTCCAGACCAACCGGGCGTTAAACGAAACCGTGGGCGGGATGAATCTCATGTCGGCAAGTGCCAATGCGACAACCGAGTATATCATCCGGACATTTGTCGAAACATGGTGTGAGCCGGTTATCCAGCAGTTGATTGAGCTTGAGCAGGCAAACGAGGCTGAGAATGTCCGGCGGATGTTCGTGCGTGACGGGGCGGAACTCTCGGGGGCTCGGGTGGATGTGAGAGTCAATGTCGGGTTTGGGTCAACGGACCCGCAGAAACGGTTAGTCCGGCTCCTGGTGGCGGCGGATACTTTGGCGAAAGTGAGCCCACGGATTATCCAAAGATTGAACGATGATGAGATTATCAAGGAGGTCTTTGGTGCGGCTGGCTACAGGGACGGCGACAGGTTTATCCAGCAGGGGAATCCCGCCGCGGGCGGGAGCGCTGAAGCCCAGATGACCGAGATGAAACTCCAGATCGAGCAGGGGAGACTGCAGATCGAGCAGATGAAACTCAAACTGGAGGAATCAAAAGCCCTGCTTGATGCCCAGGTGAAACGTGAAAAAATCGCAGCGGATACCGAACTCGGCTACGCCAAGCTGTCAGACGGCGATGGCATAAGCGAGGAAAAGGCGGCGATTGAGCGGGAGAAACTGCAGACACAACGGGAAATCGCAGCCTTGAAAGCGGCGAATGACCAGAACGAACTGGCGTTTAAGGCTGACAGCGGGAGGCAGGGGATATGACGGGGAACTCCGAGAACGGGGAACTTGAGGCGATCCATGATCAGTACGACATCGGATGTGAGATGGAGCAGGTCTGGAATGGGCCGGTAGGTGAATACCTCAAGGGCAAGCTTGATCGTTATGAACGCCAGTTGATGGAGATGTTCCGAGTCACGCCGGCAAGCGAAATTGACAAAATCCGAAAGCTCCAATCTTTGCTTGAAGTGCCGCATTTTTTCCGGCTTTGGGTCCAGGAGGCCATAGCGGGGAAGGCGGAAGCGGAGTTGAGGCTTAAACAGGAGGGATTTGAATAATGTTAACGACAAAGAGCGTAGTTGAAAAGTGGGTGGTGACGAAAGACGGCGTGCTACAGGTAGAGTATGAAATAAAGGGTGTTGAGTTGGTCAAGGAACCTGTTGAGGAGATAACGAAGCAGTAAAAACCATTACAACCAAATTGCAGCCATAGCCGTTTGCGGGAAGCCGTAAGCGGCTTTTTTATACCCAAAATCAAAGAGATAAGGAGTTTTTATGTCAGACGATAGTGCTACCCATGAGGGCGTACAGAAGTCTAAGAGAGATCAGGATTATGAGGCGCTCGTAGCGGCCCGGGAAGCGGAAAGAACGGACGATCCCGAAGCGGCGAGTGCGCCGGTTGACCAAACGCCGGAAGAACCCATTACCCCCTCGCCTGATGACGGCGGGGATGACGACACCAAACCCGAGAGCGGGGATGGTGAAACCCAAGACCCAGGGGAACAGGGCGCGCAGATGATCACCCTGACCGACGATGAGGGCAATGAGTACCAGGTGCCTAAAACCGCAAAAATGCGGCTCAAGATCGACGGGGCGGAGGTGGAAGAGAGCTTTGACCGGGTAACCCGCGGCTACCAGAAAGGCGCTGCAGCGGACAAACGGCTCGAACAGGCGACGCTCAAGCAGAGGGAGTTGGAGGAACGCGAGCGGGATTTAACCGCTCGGGGCGAGGCGCTTACTCAACAGGAGCAGGCAGCCCTCGCAGGGTTGCAGAAGATGGAGAAGCAACACAAGGCCGGTGCGCTATCCGAGGACGCGTACAATGACCTGTCTCAGCAACTGGTTAAGGCGTTGCTTGAGGACGACGACCCCGTGGAGGGCGTCGCTAAGATTCTCCCGCAAATACTGCAATCGAACCAATCTCCACTCGACCAAGACGAACTGGACTGGATCATAGAATCCAAGTTTCGTTCGAGGGAAGAGCGCAGGAGGGCAGAGGCCCGCAGGAATGCGATTATCAAGGCGCAGTCTAGATTCGCCAAAGACTACAGTCATTTAGACAAGAACCCCCTGTTGCGGGGGCTGGTGAACGAGCAGACGAAAATCCTTGTGCGGGAAAAGCCTGATGCGGACCCCTGGGAAATAATCAAAGAGGCTGCGGAGTATGTCGAAACAGGGCTTGAGGGCCAGTCCGGTTCAAAACGGACTGGGCCCAAGCCGAAACCTACTCCGCGCACGGCTTCTGCCCGGGCGTCGGTTGATACCGCGCCGAAGCCACAGACACGGGAAGAGGCCTTGGCAGAGATGCGAGAAAAGCGCGTCGGGTCAATGAGTTCCATGGCCCGGACCGCTACATAGGTAAAAAGGAGATAAAACCATGGCCGGACAAGTATGGTCCACTATGTATTCGGACGGCTACGTTCATTCGGATGTTCTCTCTCGGGAACTCCGGATGGCGGTGCAGCCGGGCCTTAGATTCCGCAATTTCGCGGATGTTAAGGACCCTGCGCACCAGGGCCGTCACAAAGGCGCAATTTTCCATTGGGATATCTATCTCGACACGGACGACGCAGGCGGTGTCCTGACCGAGACCGAGACGATCCCCGAAACCAAATACACCAAAACCCAGGGCACCCTGACCATCGACGAATATGGTCTCGCCGTTCCCTACACGGGGAAACTCGACGACCTGAGTTTCCAGCCCGTGAAGGAAATCATCCATAAGGTCCTTAAAAACGATTGCAAAAAGGTTTTGGACCGAATGGTTCACGCGCAGTTTGCCCTTACGCCTCTCCGCGCTGTCCCGGATAGCGGGACTGCGACGGCGGCGATCGAATTCACGACCGATGGAACTTGCACCCAAACCAACGGCATTGCGCTCGGGAAAGAGCACGTCAAGACCATCATCGACGAGATGAAGGAACGCGACATCCCGGCCTATGACCATGATGATTATTACTGTATTGCCCGGCCCTCGACGTTCAGGGCTTTCAAGAACGACCTGGAATCCATCAAGCAGTACATAGAAACCGGGTTCGGCCATATCCAGCGGGGCGAAATCGGCAGGTATGAGGGATGCCGCTTTATTGAGCAAACCAATATCCTGGCTGGTGAAGGCAGCACCGCGGGAACCGGGGAATGGGACAACGGGAAGAGCGATTGGGCGTTTTTCTGCGGTGAGGATACCGTGGGGGAGGCTATTGCGGTTCCCGAGGAAATTCGCGGTAAGCTGCCCGGTGACTATGGGCGAGACAAGGGCATAGCGTGGTATTACCTAGGCGGAGCAGGACTGGTGCATACCGTCGCTTCGCAGGCGCGTATCGTCATGTGGGATAGCGCAGCGTAAAAACCGATAACAACCGAGCAACGCCCCGGCAGGACACATCTGCCCGGGGCGTTGCTTTTTAAAGGAGCAAAATCATGGGCTATTCCGATAGCAGATTTCAAGCCAAACGCACCATGCCGTTTACCGGGATTACCATTGCCGGGACCGACGCGGCAGCGGTTGCGAAATTCCGGGTCAGGTGCCCGAAGGCGATCACCATTACCGGCGCGACATATTGCCTCCCCGTGGGGGGGGGTACTGCTGATGCAAGGTCCATCGTCATCGGGAAATCGCTTGCGGGAACCGGCGCAGTTGCCGGGTTGGGGACCGCGATCATCGGCACGGCGGCGAACAACGCCTCCGGAGCCATAACCGTTACTGAAACCGACTTTGCCGCAGATGACCATCTTGTGGTTCAGGTGGCGGCTGGTACTTCGGCTAATGGTGCTCGCGTGGACCTCGCCGTTGAGTGGATCGAGGATTTTGAATGAGAGGTAAAGGGCGGCTGCTGCTTATAGGCTACAGGGCATACGGGGACTGGTTGTATTCAGTCCCTTTTTTGCCTGCCCTCTGCAGGGATTATGACGTGTTTCTGGAAACGAACAACAAGGGGTATCAACTATTCCACGACGATCCCCGGGTTTCCCTCACGCATTATGACATCAATGCGGTCCCTGTCGAACAGCAACTGCCCATAGCGCAGGAGCGGTGGGCGAAGCTCGAAGAGGAGCTTGAGCCTGACCGGGTTATCAACCTGTGGCAAACCCTGGAGACCGAGTGCATCGCGGAACGGCACCAGGACGCATTCTTTCTGCCTGTCACCGAACGCAGGGAAATCTTTGGAAACAAAAATTTCTATGAGGCGGTGGGGGAACGTTGCGGGATGGATGTCCCGGACGATCTCACAGGTCTTTATTTCACCGAACGGCAGATAACTTGGGCGAAAAAATGGAGGGCGTCAATCTCCATGCCTGTCGTTCTGGTTGTGTTGGCCGGGAGTTGTGCGCAGAAGGTGTACCCGCGTTCGCCGGAATTGATGATGGAACTCGCTCAAAAGGCGAAGGTCTACATCCTCGGGGATGATTCGACCGCAGGGCTGGAATTTGAGCATCCGAATATCAAGAACCTTTCCGGGGTAATCCCGATCAAGCAGGCCATCCTGATGACCAAATACGCCGATTTCGTTTTCGGCGGGGAGACAGGGTTATTGGTGGCGGCCGGCATGTGGGGCACCCCCAAAACAATGCTTTGCACGAGCGCGAGCGTCTACCAGGCCTGTAAGTACCACGAAAACGATTACTCGTTGCAAGCCGATATCCCGTGCTCTCCCTGCCACCGGGCAATTTACACGCAGGCCGATTGCGAGTCGTTGGACTGCGAGGGGGAGGATTGTTACCCGGCCTGCACCTCAGCCTTTGACTATGACACAATAAGGGGGGCGATCGAAGAATATGCGCTGCATTAATTGTGGAGTGGAACAGGTACACATGGTTAAGGATTTGTACGTTTGCTGTAACTGCGGGTTGGTATCGTCCTCACTTCGTGCGGACCCCTCGATTTACGATCAGGATTATTACCAAAAATATCAGCGATATGCGGGAACGAATCTTGGGCGGGATATAGTCTCTCAAAGGGCAGACCTTGTGCAGTCTTATCTGAGTAAAGGCAAGGTTTTCGATTTCGGATGCGGAGCAGGCAATTTTTTTCACGAGATGGTAGCCCGGGGTTACGAGGCGACCGGGTTTGATATCAACCAGGCCTCCGGGTTCTGCGAGGTGGAGCGCGTTTTCAAAGAGTATGACGCTTTGACCGCCTGGGATTCAATCGAACATCTTAACAACCCTCTTGAGCTTCTTAAGGGGATTAAGGCCGAGTATGTTTTTTTGTGTACGCCTAATCTGGATAATTGTGAAGAGGTGCTTGCATGGAAGCATTACCGGCCCCGTGAGCATATTCACTATTTCAAGGAGTCAAGCCTCCGGGCACTCCTTGATGCGGCAGGATATAGGACGTTGGCAGTAACATTTGAGGAATCCAAGCTCCGCATAGACGGGGAGCGCAACATTATCACCATTGTAGGTAAACGAAAGGGGTTAAAAAATGGAAGCGATCAAGGACGGACTGTCTGAAAAAAGCAGCGCGAAGGACAATAACGCTGCCCACAAAAGGGAAGAGCCGAATTTCGTTCCGCCTTCTCCGAGCAAGGAAACGGTTAACCGGGACGGTAAGAAATTCACTATCAAATAACGGCCAGGGGGCCTTGCGCCCCCGCCGTTACAACAGAAAGGAACTGCGTTGAAAAACGACGGCACAATAAGCGCGTGGGGTTGGGAACCCCCGAAACCGAAAGAGGATTTTTCTAAAGAGGATGTCGCCCGTGGGTATAACAACTGCCCGATGGACGGCGAACAACCGTTCCTGTCAACGGCCCATGAGCGCCGGTTGAGCAGGAAAGAAGCAAATGAGCTTGGATTTTATGACTGGTAAATTCGACAAAACAAAACCGTTTGCCACGATTTGCGGTGCGGTCCCGGACGGTGCGCGCTATGTCCAGAACGGGGTACGGTTTAAAGCGAACGGGGACCCCTGCGGCAATGCGGCCCCGGCGCCGAAGAGCGAGCCGACCCCGGATGCGCCGAAAAAGCCGCAGCCAAAACCGACTGCAGGTAAAGACGATGAAATGCGCGTCATGGCGAAAAGCCTTGCCGAGGAGGGGAAAGAAGTCATGGAGATCGCGAAGCTCCTCGGGGTGCATCACATGAAAGTCCGGGCGCTTTTGAAATGACGATAGAGACCGTGCCTGAAAACTGGCGGGAATTCCAACCCGAAGGGGATTGCCTGTTGATCAGGTATGGCGCGATTGGGGACATGATCCAGGCTTCTTCTCCCATTCGTGCCCTTCACGATAAAGGGTATACTGTTGTTCTGAATACAACGCCGAAGGGGTGGGATATCGTCAAGATGGACCCGCATATCTCCGGGGCGATTATCCAGCGGACGGGCCAGATATCACAAAAGGAGTTGCACGAGTACTGGATTCATTTAGGGCGCGGCTTCAACAGGGTAATCAACCTTTCGGAATCAGCCGAGCGGACCTTGCTGGCTGTTCAGGGGGATAAGGCCTGGCGGTGGAATAAGGAGTTCCGAGACCTGATGTTTTCGGTCGATTACCTCGATGCAGTACATGCGATAGCAAACGTGATGGATGAGCCGAGGTGGACAAAGTTTTACCCAACGAAAAACGAAATCCGTAAAGCCATATCATCTCGGCATAAACTCGGGATGAGAAACAAAGTTGTTATGTGGGTGCTTTCGGGTTCGTCGGTGCATAAATCCTACCCGTTTACAGATAACGTGGTTGCCCGATTGATGCTCGAGATGCCGGATGTCAGGGTAATTTTCGTCGGGGATCAATTATGCCAGATCCTTGATGATGCCTGGAGGAACGAACCGCGTGTAAGCTGTAAAAGCGGCAGGTGGACGATTCGGCAGACGTTGGCTTTTGTCCCGCAATGCGATGCGGTTGTCGGCCCTGAGACCGGAGTAATGCAAGCAGCGGCGTTTGAGGATATGCCTAAGATTTTAATGCTGTCGCATGCGAGCCGTAAAAACCTTGTTTGGCCGAATACTACGTATCTGGCGCCGGAGGGCTGCGATTGCTACCCTTGCCACAAATTGCATTACGGTTGGTCAACCTGCAACCGTGACCCTGAGACCGGGGCGGCCATGTGTGCAGCGAGAATCGCCCCTTCCAGGGTGTATGACGCGATAAGGAGCGCTATATGAGTACCTACATTGAACTTTGTCAAAGCCTCCGCCGGGAATGCGGGATACAGGGCTCAGGCCCTACGAGCGTTACGGGGCAGACAGGATTGCTGCAAAAACTTGTGGGGTGGATAGCGGACGCTTACGACGAAATCTGCGCATCACATCACGATTGGAATTTTCTGTGGGATGAGTTTGAAAAATCCACCATCGCGGATACGGTCACTATCACCAAGCCGAGTGACATAGGGTATTGGGACAAGGACAGTTTTTATCTCGACTACACCACGGACGATTACCAGAAATTGACCGAGATGCCATATAAGCGCTGGCGCACATCATTCCGGAACGGCGTGAGAACATCGAATAAACCAACCCATTTCGCTGTCAGGCCGGATAAAAATATCGTGCTTGAACCGATACCGGATGCTGTTTACACCCTCACCGCTGATTACTACAAGACCGCGACACGCCTTTCAGCCAACACGGATGAACCCCTTATCCCAACGAATTTTCAAAGGATTATCGTCGTGCGGGCCAAGATTTATTACGCCGAGCATGATAACGCCCCTGAAGTAATGTCCGGAGCGATGCAGGAATTCCAGGTTTTGATTAACTCTCTCAAGGGGGCCGAACTCCCGGGCTACGAAGAAAATAAACTGGCGAGTGCGCCTGAAAATTTTGTCGTGGAGGTCGAATGAACTCCAAGGTGGCCTATTTTCCATTGCAGGGCGGGGAGGACCTTGTATCCCCACCGTTGACCGTGAAGCCCGGGCGCGCCCGGTACTCGCTTAATTACGAATGCGATATCGCGAACAGGTATAAACGGGTCGAGGGCTTTGAACGGATAGACGGGCAACCCGCCCCTTCCGACGCGACGTATAACCTTCTCTATTTCTCAGATGGAAGCCAGGAACCGCAAGAAGGCGAAACGATAGAGGGGGCGACCTCATCGGCAACAGCCGAAGTTTTGAGCGTGGTCCTGTCCTCCGGCTCATTCACCGGGAGTGACGCGGCGGGCTATGTTGTGGTGACGCAGGTCACGGGGACATTTGAGGCGGCGGAAACGTTGGAGATTTCAGCGGTTTCGGTCGCAACTCTCACAAGCACATCGACCAGCATAGCCGATGCGGACCTTGATGATACATATCTCTCCGCGGCACAGGAAGCGGCCAGGGATAAAATAGAGGCGGTCCCTGGAAGTGGGGATATCCTCGGGGTCTGGTCGTTTAACAATACCCGGTACGCGATCAGGAATAACGCCGGCGCGACCGCTGCGGTTATGTACAAAAGTTCAACTTCCGGGTGGACCGCTTGCGACCTGGGAGAATACCTCGAATTTACGACAGGTACGGCGGCATTTGCGGAAGAAGAGACGGTGAGCGAGGGCGGAGTGTCGGCCACGGTTAAAGCCGTTGTCGTTACAGACGGGACATGGACTGGTGGCGATGCGGAAGGCTACCTTGTCATTTACGATCGGACGGGCGGGGATTTCTCGGCAGGAGCCATAACGGGGAGTGTTTCAGGAGCAGCGACCGCAAGCGGGGCGCAGGTCGCCAACGCTTTTACTGCAGGGGGCCGCTTCGAATTTGTCAACCACAATTTTACGGGTACATCAAGCGGCAAGAGGATGTTTGGTTGTGACGGTAAAAGCCTTCCGTTTCAATGGGATGGCTCGACATTCGTTCCCATTTTTACAGGGTCAACAGGATATCCGGAGCATATCACCGCACATCGGCAGCACCTTTTTTTGTCATACCCCGGCGGCTCCATGCAACATTCAGGGATCGGGGAACCGCTTTCATGGTCCGCGGGAGCCGGGGCGAGCGAAATCGGGGTCGGTAGCGAGATTCGGGGCATCCTTTCGATGATAGGTATCTTGGCTATATTGACAGCAGATCAGATCCTTATCCTTTACGGCAGCAGCACTACCGACTGGGAGCTAAAAGAACATTCGACGTCATCGGGAGCTATCGCCTACACCATCCAGGAGATAGGCGGCAGGGCGGTTTTTCTATCCCTGCGGGGGATACTGGATCTTTCGACGGTCCGGGAGTACGGAGATTTCCGCGCGAATACCATATCGAGAGACGTCCAGCCCTTGATTGATTCCAAGAAGGGAGCCGCTATCGCGAGCGTCCGGGTACGGGCCAAAGACCAATACCGGGTGTTTTTTTCAGATGGCACCGGGATTAATCTGACCATTGGGGGTGGCTTCACGCGCCTTGGCTACGGTGTAACCATGACGTGCGCTTGCTCGGTGCAGGACAGCGACGAGGAGGTTCTTCTTTTCGGGGACGGTGACGGCTTCGTCTACCAGATGGAGAAGGGCGACACCTTTGACGGGACAGATGTAGAGGCCGTGCTGTTGCTCCCATTCAATCACTTCGGCTCTCCATCCCATAAAAAACGGTTCAGGCGGGTCATAATCGAGTGCGACCTTGTGACGGAAATGTATGTCGCCCCTGAGTTTTCCTATGGCGATTCAAGTGTTCCGAGTTCCCTTGGATGGGACCTCGACGTGTCGGCAGGCCAAGGGGCGCTGTGGAACGCCGAGAACTGGAACGAGTTTTACTGGAGCGAGCAGATTGTTGGCGAGGGGCATGCTCATATAGATGGGGTCGGCCGGAACATCGCGCTTTTTTTAAGTTCAACTGGCGGTCCCTCCCATATTTTGCAGGGAGTATTGATCCATTACGATTTAAGGGGATTGCAGAGGTAAGCCATGGCACAGATACAGACAATGGACATCCCGGAATATAAGGCCCCGGAGGTGAACAAAGAATACTCCGTGGGTTCTGAGATAACCGGCCTTCTCGATAAGGGGGGGCAGTACCTGGAATCAGCGCGGACGGAAGGCAAACAGTATGCGGCGAGCCGTGGGCTATTAAATTCTTCTCTCGGCGCTGAAGCGGCGGAACAGGCCCGGGTGAAGGCCGCTCTCCCCATCGCGCAACAGGATGCCCAATATAAGCAACAGCAGATGATGCAGGGGCAGGCCGGGTATATCCAATCCCAACACTTGGGATTACAGGCAGGATATAGTTCTGATCTATCTGCTCAGGAAGCAGCACAGATTATGGAGAAAGAAAGATATCTCCAACAAGCTCAAAATCAAAGACTAGGGTTACAGGCAGGATATAGCTCTCAGCTATCTGCTCAGGAAGCACAGCAGGAGTTGGAAAAATTATACAAGCAAGCGGGATATAGCTCCAAACTTGCCAAGGAACAAGCAGCTTATGAAATGCAACAATTACAAAAACAGGCAGGATATAGCTCGGAATTATCTGCCCAGGAAGCACAGCAAGCCTTGCAGCAAATGAAAAAGCAAGCAGGATATAGCTCTCAGCTATCTGCTCAGGAAGCACAGCAGGAGTTGGAAAAATTATACAAGCAAGCGGGATATAGCTCCAAACTTGCCAAGGAACAAGCAGCTTATGAAATGCAACAATTACAAA